ATTCAAAGGGCATTTAAAAAAGGGTTTAACAAAAACCAAAAAAAAATTAAATTACAATTTAAAGATTGTGGTCAACCTATATATTGTGTATCAATGTCAGAGGCTTGTAAAATCTTAGGCAAAAATAATGGTTATATATCTGCAAAAATAAAAAAAGGTATATATGAAGATAAAGTTGCAATGTGGTCATTATATTAAAAAACAGCATATGGTTATATTTAAAAGGAGATATTATGGAAGAAAAAATATATTTATTTAATCCATTTAAAATAAAAGATGTTCCAAATAGTAAACTTCAACAAATGTACCAAGAAACATATGAAAAATTAATTAATGAACCAAATACAATGTATGAATATGCATATAATATAGAAGTTTATTCTAATTTAATGTATATATGTGGGGAATGTATAGCAAGATTTACAAGAGATATAATTGAATTAAAAACAAAAATACAAATAGAAACTGCAATAAATCAAACAGAAGAAAGAAAAAATTGGAATACTGATTTATATGGAAAACCACCAGCAATAAGTTATTTTGAGGCATTGGCAACTAAATTAAGTAGAGAAGATATAAATAAATTAGCAGATAAAGAATGCTTTTTAAAAAGATTTAAAAATGCTTATGAAACATTAGAAACAAAAACAAATGCATTAAAAAAGAAAATGGAAAGTATTAAGTATGAAGAATTTAATGAATAAGGAATATTGTATAATGCCTGATAATCCGCCAATTTGGAGAAACAAAAGAGTTTATGGAACAGTCAGACACGAAGTGTTTTTTGGAGTTAAGAATAGGCAAAAAAGCATAGAAGATGGACTTGTAATATTTTTGACACCAGATTTACACAATATGGATAAGAAAAAAGCAATACACTTTAATATAAAGTTTGATAAAGAAACAAAAATGTTTGCCGAAAGTGTATGGTTAATGTATTATAACAAAACAATAGATGATTTTATAAAGAGATATGGGAGAAATTATATTATGAACTATTTTGAATATTACAAAGAAACCTGGGTTCCAATAATCAAACAGCATTTAAAAAATGCAGAAACTTATGAGATAAAAAAAGAAATTAAAACAAGATTTTATAAGAATATACAATTAAATGAAAGACAAAAAGATGTGTTGTGGAAACAAATTACATTTGAGGCAGATGTATGTTAAAATTTATATTAGGTTTTTTAGCGGGGGCGTTATTCGGAATAATATTAAGTACAATACAAGATAATCAAAGTTTAAATGCAGAATATGAAAGAAATAAAAAAGAAAGAGAAATGAAAGAAGAAATAGAAAGACTAAATAATATCATAAAAGAAGCAAAAGAATATATAAAAAAGCATAGTAGTTATCCTAAAACTGATGTATTTGGAATACCAAAGTTCTTAGTTTTTAATGGAGATATTGAAAAACTTTTAGATATATTAGACAAAGGAGAATAAATAATGACAGATGAAGATATATTAAAAGCAGAAGAAATGTTTACAGTTCACGTAGATAGTAGAAACAAAGTTGATTTTAAAGAGTTCTTAGATATGAAAATAATATATGAAGATGAAATAAGAAAATATAAAAACATCATAAAAGAAATAAGAAAATTAAGAGAACATTTATCAATTACATACTATGATATGGGAATAGAAACAAATGCTGAAGAAATGATAAATAGACTAGATAATATTTTAGTTAAGGAGAATAAATAATGGACAATAGAAGTACATTTGAACTAGCAAGTAGATTAAATGAAATAAATATTGAAAAGAATAAACTAGATATAGAATACAACAAAATAATAGAAGAATTATGGGAAAGAATACCTGATTTAAAGGATAATGAGAATATTCAAAAGGTAAAAACTAAACAATTTGACAAAAAATAACATATATAGTATGATTATTATGTGATGTAATATATATCACTATTTTCAAACCTTTTAAACTTTTTTTCAAAGAACACAAAAAAAGAATTCTGATAGTTCTTTTTTTGTTTGCAAAAAATTAAATCTTATGTTAATATGATGATAAGAGATAGAAAAGGTATAAAAAGGTGTTTGAATGGATTTAACGAACATAACTTTTAAAGAAATAGTTAGTGTATTAAAGGCAGTAAAGTCCGAATATAAAAGGGGTTTATTGCCTTTTTCTATATATGAAATTAAAGAAGAAACAATGTATATATATAATTGGCGTAAAAAAATATATGAATTAAATTTATTAGAATGGCGAAAAGATTTAATTTGGGAGTATTTAAATGACGATGTTGAATATGAATTATTACAAAAATTAAGCGGAATGTATTGATATTTGTTAAATTTAACAATATATGATACAATTTAAAATGAAAGGTTTATAAATTAGAAAATTAGAGAGGTGATAAAATGGCAAAAGGGCAAGTTAAACAAAAGCAAGTGTTAATTAATCAAGATACATTTGAAAGTCTTTGTGCCATACAATGCACAAAAGAAGAAATATGTTCTGTTTTAAATGTTAGTGAAAAAACATTGAACAGTTGGTGTAATTCTACTTATGGAGAAAACTTTTCCCTAGTATTTAGCAAAAAGAGGCAATATGGGAAGAGTTCATTAAGAAGAACACAATGGAAATTAGCGGAGAAAAACCCATCAATGGCAATATTTTTAGGTAAGCAATATTTAGGGCAAAAGGATAATATTGATGTAAGTGGAGAGCAAACAGCAAGAATAACAATAGTTAATTCACTTCCTAAGGATAATGAAGATGAATAATACCATTAACCTTAAAGATATAATTGCTCCACATTTTTGGGAATGTTTTAATAGTAAGAAGCCTCATCAAATATATGCAGGTGGTAGAGCAAGCACAAAGACAAGTATGTTATCAATTAAGATTAGTGAATTCAATTTAGAACACAGAAATTGTAATGCTATTATAATTAAGAGATATCAGAATACAATTAGAAATAGTGTATTTAAAGAGTGTAAAAGGGCATTAAAACGATTAGGATTAATTGAAGGAACGGATTATAAAGCAACTGTAAGTCCTTTTCAAATACACTTATATGAAACTAATAACGACATATATTTTGCAGGTGGAGATGATTACGAAAAGGTAAAAGGTTTTATCGATGAAGACGCACCTATTAAAATGGTATGGTTTGAAGAATTAACTGAATTTGATGAACCAGACCAGATAGACCAGATAGTAGCAACTTTCTCACGTGGTAACGATGACTGGTTTATAACTATGTACTCATACAACCCACCTAAAAATAGATTTCATTGGGTTAATTTATGGGCAGAACAAATGGCACAAAGAGATGATGTGTTATATAGTCATACAGATTATAGAAGTGTGCCTAAAGAATGGTTAGGGCAAAAATTTATAGAAGAAGCAGAAAGACTACAAAAGTATGATGAAAAAAGATATAGATGGATATATCTAGGCGAAATAATAGGTATTGAGGGATTGATTTATAATCCTGATTTATTTGTAATAGAAAAACCAGATTATATTGAAAAGAATAATTTGAGAATATTATATGTAGATTTTGCTATTGATTGTGGACATCAAACAAGTGCAACAAGTTGTGGTGCTTATGGATATGCAACAGATGGTAGATGGTATAGATTAGATAGTTATTATTATTCACCACACGAAAAAAGTAGAAAGAAAGCACCAAGTGAATTAGCACAAGATTTATTTAACTTTAGAACATATATTTGTAAGAAATATAAAACATTAGTTGATGTAGAAACAATAGATAGTGCAGAAGGAGCATTAAGAAATCAATACTATGCTATGTTTGGCATAGATTTACACCCTGTTAATAAAGGTAAAAATAAAGAAGAATTAATAGAATATTCACAAGATTTTATAGATACAGGTAATTATGTAATATTAAATACACCAAACAATTGGATACATATAAAAGAGATGAGAAATTATATGTGGAAGAAAGATAGCGTAGAAAAAGGAAAGCCTGAACCTGACAAAGAAGAAAAAGAATTAGCAGGAGAAACGTATTACAATACACATACAAATGATTATTCATATTACTATGCAGAACATAGTTGTGATGATTTTCAATATTGGGTTAAAGATAATTTACAAAAATTAAAATTAGAGTTTTAAGGAGGTTTAAATGACAATATACGAAGATTTAAAAAAACAATTAAATAAAAAGGGAGTTAGTATAATCAATACAGACTATTATAATTTGATAGATGTATGGAAAAGTTGGTATAGAGGTGTAGTAGATGATTTTCACTTCTATGACATTAAGGTAGCAGATGGAAGTATACAAGAATGCGAAAAGAAAACAATGTCAATGGCAAAAAAATCTGCCGAAGATATGATGAAATTAAATTGGTCAAATAAATGTGATATTAAGTTGGGCAATGATGAAAAGACTAAAAGATTATGGGATATATTAGATAGTAAACAAAATAATTTTACTATTATGTTTCCACAATTATTAGAACTTGCTTTTGCTTTAGGAACTTCGGGTATGACTGAATATAAAGATGAGTTAGGTAGAACTAGAATAGAATATTTGTTAGACCCGGCAACAATAGTTCCTTATGCTTATGATAACTTTAATATTACGGGTTTAGTAGTATTTAATCAATGGGAAGAAGAAGAAAAGAATAAGACAGTTTATTATACACATTTAACATATCACGAATTTAAAATGGAATTAGCGGATAACGGAGAATATAAACAAGTATATAGAAAATATAATGAACTTTATAAATCAAAAGACCATAATCAATTAGGAAAAGAAATTGATTTTGCTATTAAGTTCCCTAACGTAGAGGAATTAGTCGAATATGACACAGATACACCACATTTTCAAATAATAAAACCACCTATTGTTAATAATGTAGATATATCGACACCAATGGGCATAAGTATATTTGCAAACTCTATTGATAAATTGAAAGCAATAGATGATAAATACGATAGTTTTGATAATGAATTTGTAGATGGTAAACGTAGAATATTAGTAGATAGGAAAGCATTAAAAGGAGTACCACAAATTGATGAAGAAGGTAATATAACATCTCAATTATATTTTGATAAGAATGATAGAACTTATGTTGCTATGAATGGTATGGAAAATCAACCGGTAAAAGATATATCGTTTGAATTAAGATATCAAGAACACATTAATAGTATCAATGCAGAATTAAATTGGTATTCTAGTGCTTTAGGATTTGGGGAAGAATTTTATAAATTTGATGGTAATGGTCAAGCAACAGCAACTGAAATAATAAGTCAAAATGACGACGCATTTAGAACTAAACAAGTATATGAAACAGTAGTAAAAGATGTAATTATAGATTTAGTAAAATCAATATGTTATTTAGAAGGAATAGAAATATCAGATGATGAAATAGAAATAACTATGGACTACTCACGATTTGAAAATCAAAGTGCAACACAAGCAAGACTAGAAAGAGAAGTATCAAAAGGAATAACAAGCAAAGTTGAATATAGA